AGACTCGTTACGGCATGGTCAGCAACCCATTCGTCACCACGGACGGCACCTACAATGGCACCCCCGATGGCGAAACCCTCACCGCAAATGCGAACATGTACTATCGTCGCGTCCAGGTCACCAACCTCATGTGATCCAGATTCCACGAAATGTCAGGGGACCCCAACAGGGGTCCCTTTTTTTATACATACGTGTATGATAGAAGCAAACCCATGCCGAGAGGACATGTGAACAAACAAGAGATTCAAACTAGAGTTTACAAACTCAAGACAGCTCTGTATGATAGCACTGACATGTTCAACTGCTTCTCCGACGAGAAGAAAGCAGGGGCACATGATGCTCTCAACCGAGTCCTAGACATCCTGCAAGAGTACCGCGAATGAAAGACTTAGATTTCATTGATGATTTCTTTGATCAAAACGACAAAGAGTTACTGAAAGAACGTATCGACAAAGCAAAGAACGAAGTGTTGATGGAAGAACCCTGTCCACTTTACGAACCCAACGACTAAATAGTATTGCTTGGGAAGCTGACATACTATGCCTGCTAGTTGGTACAAAGAACAACCTAGTAATAGAAACTTTCTATCTCCCTTGGGGTTCCAACTTAAATTGGAACTCTTTGAGGGGGTAGATTTTTTCTGTCAATCCGCAGGTATTCCAGAGATTGAGATGCCTTTCACAGAGGTTCCCACACGCTTCAGGAACTTCCCTGTGACCCCTGGAGGGGGTGTTACTTACGGAGACCTCACTCTACAGTTTATCGTTGATGAGGACCTTGTAAACTACAAGAGCGTCCACGACTGGATTAGAAAAAATGGTGGTGCAGAAGGACATTCTCCAGACGAGATTGAATTCTCACAAGGACAATTGTTTATTACTACATCACATTACAACGTAAATCACATCATTGAGTTTGAGCGTCTGTTCCCCGTGTCACTTACTGGACTGACCATGGACGCTACACAAACTGACACAGAATACTTCACAGCACAGGTTACTTTCAAGTATACTGAGTATAAGATCACCACAAAGACTAATGCATGAACTTTGACAAACTACATCATTTGTTTGAAAAAATCAAGAAAGAGTGGAAAGAAGATAGTCATGTAGAACATGAGTTCCGAAACAAGCAGTATACTACTGATCTTGGACAGATCTCAATGGAGATCCCTTTCTTGCATAATAAATACTTAAACCATTACACGGATCTTTCACAGGTAAAGACCAGTCTGGAATTTGAACTGAGAAAAACCATAAAGGAAAAGCGCGAGTATTACGGAGGAGAAGCAGAAGCTCGTACCTACGCTGAAAAACCTTTTGGGTCTAGTATCAAGACATCTGAAAAGATGCGGGTCTATCTAGATGCTGATGAGGACATTATCAACATCGAAGCAAAAGTAAAGTACGTCGAGATGATGCTTAACTATCTCGATCATGTACTGAAGCAGGTTTCTGCTCGCAACTACCATGTGAAAAATGCGATTGAATGGGAAAGATTTATTAATGGAAACTAATGTCCGACATCGTTGTAAAGAAAAAGAACGAGGTTTATCTGACCCTCCAATCAGAACCTCACATTCATCATGAACTATCTGATTACTTTTCATTTGAACTCCCTGAGGCAAAGTTTCTAAAGAGACAACCGAGGTTCAAGTATTGGGATGGGATGATCAGACTATACTCTCCTGGCACGGGAGAACTATATGGCGGTCTCCTATCTCATCTGAACGAGTGGGCAGCAGAGAGGCGCTACAGCGTCTCCTACGAAGAGAATGACTGGTATGGTAATGTAGAGGAGACTAACGACTTCGTGTCTCCTGGCGGCGTCAAGGTGTTCATGGATAAGATTACCAGAGACGGTATCACTCCACGCACCTACCAATACAATACTGTTCATCGCGCACTTAAAGACAACCGTGGTCTGTTCCTGTCTCCGACAGGTTCAGGAAAGTCGCTGATGATTTATAGTATTGTAAGATATTATGTTGCAACCAAGAAGAAGATTTTGATTGTGGTTCCGACTACTTCTCTTGTTCAACAGATGCTAAAAGATTTCAAAGACTATGGATGGTCCGCCGACGAACACTGTCATACCATTTATTCGGGCAAAGATAAGAATACTGATAAATCAGTTATCATCTCAACCTGGCAATCAATCTATAAATTTCCCAAAAGATACTTCGATGACATTGACTGTGTTATCGGTGATGAAGCACATCTATTTAAGTCGAAGAGTCTGACTGGTATCATGACTAAACTGCATAATGCCAAGTACCGATTCGGATTCACTGGTACGTTGGATGGCAGTAAGACACACAAGTGGGTGTTGGAAGGACTCTTTGGTTCATGCGAGAAAGTAACCAAGACGGATGATCTTATCAAGAAAGGATACCTTTCCAACTTCCGTATCAAGATCCTTATGTGCAAGCATGAGTATCAATACTTTGAGGACTACCATGCTGAGATGGAATATCTCGTCACTTGTCAAAAGAGAAACAATCTTATCAAGAATCTGGTTGCAGATCTAAAAGGCAATACTCTGGTTCTTTTCAACTATGTGGAGAAACATGGTGAACCACTATATGAAATGATAAATAATGTTGTAGGGGACGATAGAAAAGTATTCTTCGTCCATGGTTCAGTCGATGTAGACGCCAGAGAAGAAGTCCGAGAGATTGCTGAGAAAGAAGACAACGCAGTTATCATTGCTTCTTACGGAACATTTTCTACTGGAATTAACATTAAACGCTTACACAATATTATCTTCGCATCACCTTCTAAATCTAGAGTTCGTAATCTACAATCTATCGGTAGAGTCTTAAGGAAGGGAGAGGGTAAAGACATAGCAACACTTTATGATATTGCTGATGACATCTCTAACGACAAAAGATCTAATTACACTTTAAGACATCTATACGAAAGAGTGAAGATCTATCAAGAAGAGAATTTCAAATATGAAAAACTAAAAGTAGATCTTAGAAAATAAATGGAAGAAGAATTTTATTCAACAATAAAATTATCTACTGGTGAAGAACTTGTAGCAAAGGTATGTTACTTACCTGAAGAAGATTCTTTACTAGTAGAGAAACCAATGGTTGTTGAAACCCATGTCTCTAAAAAGAATGGTAAACGTGTAGAAGGATTTGTTCTTAAGGAATGGATTAAATCATCTTACGAAAATATGTTCATAGTGAAGATGGAACAGATAGTTACTATGAGTGAGTGTGATGAAAGAATCAAAAGATTTTATCTAGGTAATCTAGAAGAAGATAATGGTGAAATTAATGTAGAGACAAAGAGATTAAAAAACAATGGTTATGTAGGTTCAGTAGAAGAAGTAAGAAAAAATCTAGAATCACTATTCAAAAGAAGTTAATAGATACAGTTATCTTTTGAACCCTTGACAGAGTTATTGTACTGAGTTTCTGAGGTTCTGTCAAGCCCTATTGACAGATTGTCCGAGATCACTTATACTAGTTTCAGGAAACAAAGCAAACGCATGTCAAGGACTAAGAATAAAGAATATTACGTAAACAATAAAGAATTCTTGGCAGCGATTGTTGAGTATCGAAAGAAGGTGCAAGCAGCAGCAGAAGCAGGGACTGAACGTCCTCGTGTCACTAATTACCTTGGTGAATGTTTTCTGAAAATTGCTACACACCTTTCTTACAAACCTAACTTTGTCAACTACATGTTCCGTGAGGACATGATCTGTGACGGAATTGAAAATTGCTTGCAGTACATTGATAACTTTGATCCTGAGAAGAGTTCCAATCCTTTTGCTTATTTCACGCAGATCATCTACTATGCCTTCTTGCGTCGCATCCAGAAAGAAAAGAAACAACTTGAAATCAAGGGTAAGATTCTTGAGAAGTCTGGATACCAGGAAGTCATGTATACCGAGCGTTATGAAGGAGACATGGCAGGAATGAATGCTTCCTATTCTGACATGGGTAGTATTAAAGAAAACATTGAAACCCGTATGAACCGATGAAAGACGAACCAATTACAGTAGAAGACTACAAACTAGTTTCCGATGAATTCTTCCAGAAGTATGATTTCGTAACGGAACGAATGCGTGTAACTGCTAAAGCAGAAGATGTTCTCAAGGTGATGGAAGCACTTAGTAGTGCCGTCATGAAGGACAGAGTGAAAAACAAAATTGGACCCTTTGGATTTAATAAGAATGGACAAGACTCAGACGGATCAGAAGAAAGCAAAACTGAGTGATTCATTCGGTGGCACTATCGAACAGAACATTCCTGAAGATGTAGAATGGATTGATGATGCTTTCTACATTAAGAAGACACGTTTTGGATTGCATACCAGCATCCTAAAAGATCCACTAGGACAACACTTCATCACTGGACTTGAGTATGAAGATGTTCTTAAAGTCACACGTTGGCATCTTAAGTGCTTGCAAGAGGACACACTAGATGAGTATACTAGAGTAGTAAATAGCGGAGTCGTTGGAGGCAAACTATGAAACCGACTGAGAATTACGAACAACTGCTTGAGCGTTTTAACAAGCGAACTGAACAACTAGTTGACAGACTGCATGAACTGCAAGATGCTCATTATGAATATGAGCGCATTGAAAGAGATCTGATTAGACTAGAAGGATCTGTGCAAGCAGTAGAATACCTAGCATATGGCACACTGCCTGGTGATGGTAATCATGATGGTATGAAAGATCACAAACCCCAATGAAAATTGCTCTAATTACAGACCAGCATCTAGATGGACGTAAAGGTTCTCTAGCATTCTGGAACTACTTCCAGAAGTTCTATGATGATGTATTTTTTCCTACGCTTGAGAGAGAAGGTGTCCGCGTCATCTTTGATCTGGGCGACACATTTGATAATAGAAAGTCTATGGACTTTAATACTTTTCACCGTGTGCGTGAAAATTATTTCGAGAGACTGAGACCATATGAAGTTCACATGCTGCTGGGCAACCACTGCACGTATTACAAGAACACCAATCGCATCAACTCTCCAGAACTTCTTCTAGAGCAGTATAAGAATATCAGAATCTATTCTGAACCCAAGGAAATTCTCATGGGTAAGAAAGTATTCTTGATGCTTCCTTGGATCAACAAAGAGAACCAGGAAGATATTTTCCGTAGACTAGAAACCAGCGAAGCAGATATCTGTTGTGGTCATCTTGAACTAGATGGGTTTGAAGTTACGCCTGGCATGAAGATGGATCATGGAATGGATCCCAAACTATTCCATCGTTTCAAACGTGTGTGGTCTGGACACTTCCATCACAAATCCAAGAAAGGCAACGTCCAATATCTTGGCAACCCTTATCAGATGTTCTGGAATGATTATAAAGACACTCGCGGTTTCCATATCTACGATACTGAAAGTGATCGACTTAAGTTTATCGCAAATCCGTATGATATCTTCGAGAAGATCTTCTATGATGACACCAGTGTGGACTACAACAAACAAGATGTGCTGCATTATAAAGACAAGTACATTAAGATTGTCGTTGAAAACAAAACTGACTACCATATGTTCGAGACATTGGTTGATCGTCTTTACAACGTAGGTGTCCATGATGTAAAGATCGCTGAGACCCTCCTAGAAGACGATCTAAGCGACGGAGATACAGATGTTGAGGTAAAGGATACTATGACTCTTTTGAGTGAGTATATCGACGAAGTAGAAATGTCCGTAAATAAAAAAGATCTAAAGTCTCTTATGAAATCTCTATATATTGAAAGCTGCGAAATCGCCTAATGTACATTCTCACACTTCACGGACAAGAGACTGGCGTGTTTTCCCTGGTAAATGATGTGGGTGAACAAGTCATTCCTTTGTTCCAGGAGTATGATGATGCGGAGCGATATAACATTTTGATGGATGATCTTACTGAGAGAAAGATACCTCTTGATATAACAGAAGTTGACGAAGAAGTAATTGTCACAGCATGTGAGGACAGAGACCAAAAGTATGCTATAATTACTTCAGATGATCTATTGATTCCCCCTGAAGATATCATTGCATGATTGTATTTGAAAAAATTCGTTGGAAGAATTTCTTGTCTACAGGGAACGTCTTCACCGAAGTTGATATTCGTAAAAATAAAACCAATCTAATCGTTGGAGAAAATGGCGCGGGTAAGAGTACCATCTTGGATGCTCTTACTTTTGCTCTGTTTGGTAAACCTTTTCGTAAGATTAACAAACCGATGCTGGTCAACAGTATTAACGAAAAGGATTGCCATGCAGAAATCGAATTCAGCATTGGTAAAAACCAGTATAAAGTTGTTCGTGGTATCAAACCTGCCAAGTTTGAAATCTATTGCAATGACCAACTTTGGAATCAAGAAAGCACGGCAGTAGATCAGCAGAAGAATCTTGAGCAAAACGTACTCAAGATGAATTACAAATCATTTACTCAGATTGTAGTTTTAGGTTCATCGACGTTCGTTCCGTTCATGCGTCTTCCTGTTGCACAACGCCGTGAGATCATTGAAGATATTCTGGATATCCAAATTTTCTCTACGATGAATGTCCTGCTAAAGGACAAGATTCGTGAGAACAATGAAGAACTCAAAGAGTTTGATTATCAAATTGATCTTTTAAAGGAGAAGATTGAACTCCAGAAGAACTATCTTTTAGACCTTGACAAGAAAAACAAGGCAGACATCTCTAAAAAAGAAGAAAAGATTTCAGAACTTTTAGACGAGGAAAACAAACAACACATTCTTATTAAAGAAACAAGTGATGTTATCGAACAACTCAATGAACAAATTGCTGAGTATTCGACATCTTCAGATAAACTTAAGAAACTCAACACATTTCTTATTAAAGTAAGTTCTAAAATCCAAACATGTCAGAAAGAACATTCGTTCTTTGAGGAGAATCATGTATGTCCTACATGTACACAAGACTTGTCTGAAGATTTCAGACTTGATAAAATTGCATCTGGTAAAAACAAACTAGATGAAATGACTCTAGGTTACAATGAACTCCTTTCTGCTATCGGTGAAGAGGAGAAACGTTTTACTAAGTGGAACGAACTATCTTCTAAAATTACTGATAATAATAACAGTATCTCTCAGGCAAACTTTGCTATCAATCAGATTCGCAAGTCTATCCTTGGTGTAGAGAAGGAGATCAAAGACCTAGAGTCTGGTGGCGGGGATAAGAAAGAAGCATACACTAAACTGGAGAAAATGGTTGGGGAGAAAAAAGAACTCAACTTCCAATTGACAGATTCTAAACGAGATAAAGATGTGTTAAGTGTTGCCTCTCAATTGTTAAAAGATAATGGAATTAAGACTAGAATTATCAAGAAGTACCTGCCCACGATGAACAAGCTGATTAATCAGTATCTTCAGGGTATGGAGTTTTACGTTAACTTTAGTCTTGATGAAAACTTTGAAGAAACTATTAAGTCTAGATACCGAGACCAATTCTCCTATGCTTCTTTCAGCGAAGGAGAGAAAGCTCGTATTGATATTGCTCTGCTGCTTACTTGGCGAAGCATTGCTAAACTTAAGAATAGCGTCGATACTAACCTCCTTATTCTAGATGAGATCTTTGATGGTTCTCTTGACCAGCAGGGTGGTAGTGACCTTGGTTGGATTCTTAGAAACTTTGATGACAACACAAATGTATTTGTTATCTCTCATAAAGAGCAGATGGTTGACAAGTATGACAGAACACTTAATGTTGAGAAGGTGAAAAACTTCTCTGTAGTACGTGAAACAATTGCTGACGAATGACATATCCAAGTCTTAGAACAAATGATGGATGGGAGATATTCCCTCTGTTTGCAAAGGCAGTTTCCCTCCATCACGTTCCTGATGAAATGTGTTTAGACCTTCAGGAAATGGCACTTCAGTGTGAATGGAGGGAAGATGATGGTAGTGATGGAACCAGTGGTGCTGTAACAGCACAAAAAAATGTTCTTGACCTTAATGAAAAAGTAAAAGAACAACTGTATAACATCGTTCTTGATTATGTTATCAAGACACTAGGATATCTTTGTGATGTTCAGTTTACAACATCGTGGTTCACTAGAACATATGAAGGTGGATTCTGTGAAGAACACATGCATAGCAATTCCTGGTTGAGTGGCATCATCTACTATGGTGAATATGATGAGGGAAGTTCTGCAATTCAGTTTGCTGATGCTAATCCTTCTAGAATATGTGTTCAGACCATGGAATTTAATTTCTTTAATTCTTATTGTTGGAACTTCACACCAGAGAAAGCTATGATCCTTTTGTTCCCTAGTGATCTGAGGCATAAGGTTCTGAGGCACAAGTCTGAATGGACTCGCAATGCCTTAGCATTTAACGTTATGCCTAAAGGTGAAGTGGGTATGCAGGACAGCACGTTCCAATACTAGTAGTGTCACAGGGGGGTCTTCCGATCCCCCTTTTTGCGTATATAGTATGTGCATCGACGGACGACGCCATGCTTACTCAAGAGATC